AAGATCGACGGTCAGGCGCTTGATTTTGTGCGCACAGGCAAGACGCCCGCCTATCTTTTCGCGTGGATTCCAGACGCTCTCGGAACCGTGAGCGGCTTTTCCTCGGGCGGCCTCCTCGACGTCTGGCAGTCGTCTGCCGTGACTGTCGATGGCGTAGCTGGAAAACTGTTTGTATCTGACAATCAAACGGCCACATCAAACATCGTTTTGGAGGTGAAGTCATGACCATCAGAATCACATCTCAGATCGTGAAAGCGGATCCGAAAGACACCTACTCGATCGTGGATTTGGACGACGTAAAAGGCGCGGACACTTTGAAGCAGGACGTTAAAGCGGCGACCAAAACCGCTGAGGATGCCGCGGCTGAAGCGGGAAACGCTTCGAAAGCACTTGCGCAGGTGACCGAAGGGTTGCGCGTGATGCAAAGCAACTTGGATCTCAAGCCTGATGGTATTCACATCGAAGACAGGCACGGGAACTCCTTTGACGATGTTACGGCTTTGAACTTCGGATCGGAAAACGTCACCATCACAAACGCGAGTCAAGCCAATGCAAATATCGTCGTTGGCAATCTGGTCACGGTTTCAAACGGCCAAGAGCCTGACTCCGTTTCGATGACAGGTAAGGTTTTGGAGTTTCCCGATGCCACGCTGATGATGCGCGACCCGCAGGGGGCGAAGGTAATCGTCGTCTCCCAAAAGACGCAAGACGACCAAAAAACGCCGATCATCATCGACAACCAGACAGCCAATTTCTCTATCGCGGGCGTGAAAAAGATCGAACTGCCGACGACGGAAATTTTGGCAAAAGGCGGCGGCGTCTATGCGCTCACGCCATACGTCACAGTCGGTCAACAGGAAGGCGGCACGGACGACGTACTGGCCAGAAGAATTACGGCGCAACGCCCTTTGCAAGTTCAAAAGCAATCCGGTGGCACGGCAGTCGTCGGCATCGATCCTGCTTTTTTGGAAAAGGAACAGGTCAGCTATTACGCATACTTGGATCAGGAAGAAGAAATCTCACCCAAGCGGAAATCCATCGGTGATGCTTCTTTGTGGTTCGACGACAGCGCGGTTCAGGCGGGGGCATTCATTGAGATTGATCGAGATCAAAAGCTTATCGGCATTCAGGAAACCGACAGCAAAGACCCGAACGTGTCAGGCGGCTCGTCTTTCCTTGTGATTTTCCGCGTCGCGATGCGCGGCACTGCCCCAGAAGACGGCACAGTAAAAATCTACCTCGAAGAGTTCGACCAACTGCGCCAACCCGTAGGGATACTGGAGGACGAAAACGGGAAGCCGTGCGGCGTCGAGCGTGTGTACAAGTCAGGCGAAGAGTTGGGCGTTTTGGAAGTCGCCCGAGTCGTGAAGGCGAAGACCATGACGTACATCGGCTTGCGTATTTCGAATCCTTTCGATGATCCCATTCTGCTTGGCGACCGCACAGAGGGCAACTCTTGCATCGTCGTTCAGGAAGTCAGCTCTCGGCAACGGACGGGCTTGGGATTTTTGCAGTTCGAAAATGACGCCGCGCAGAGCATCCCGTTTACGCGGCATTACCTCGGTGCCGCCCACGCGACGATTGCCGCGCTTGTCTCAAAAGACGTTCCCACTCAAGAAGGAAAGGCAGGGGAGGCATATACACTGGCGGACGGATGGGGCGCGAGCAACCGCACGAAGATAAATCTCGGTGTTTCAGGCGGCGCAATCGTCGTATCTTCTGTGAGCTCTGAAATGGCGGATTTCACGATCCATAAGATCTTCAGTGCCGAAGACACGGTTTTGATGCGCGGCAAGGAGGAGCGCGTCACGGTCACGACCGAAAACAGGGACTGCGCGTTTGTCCTTTTGGGGATGAAGTGGACGGGGAAGCCCGACGAAGCAACGACTGAAATTCTCGTGAATCGGAGTAACGCCTCGCCTGTTTTTGCTCCGAACTGGGAGGAATTTGATCGCGAGTTCATTAGCGAAAACGCTCTGACGGATTCGAGGGTATCGCACGTTTTCACCGTGCCCCCAGACGCAACTCAGTATGCTTACGTCCTCATCCCGAACGCCGAACAAAATCCCATCACTCTAAAGATCAAACAGTTTGTCTGCGATGTCGTCAATCCCTTTGAGGCGCACATCGTGCATCGCCCGAAGCTGATCGAAACCATGATGCGAAAGCAGGATGAGTTTTGGGAATTCGCTCAAGATAATCAGGGCTATTTTTCTCTAAGATACACCGTCAACGCGGTTTGGATCCCGTGCCCCATCGGCCTGCTGAAAAAGGGATCAAGCTTGCTAAAGCTCGATGCCTCTAAAATGGTCATCGCAGGCTCTGCCGCAAAGGGCGGTGAGGGCGCGATCGTCTTCCCTGATGCAGGGAAGGTGACGATGGCCGTATCTTTCTTTGCTTTGAACGAACAGGCAACGGATTCTGAGTTCAGCGCGCGTCTTGTCAAAGTCGCCGACAGCGGAGCTGTGACGCCGATTGCCGGGGCTGACTTGCGAGTGAAGATTTCGGCAAACTCCAAAGGCTCGATCGTGAACCTCAAGGCAGATACTTTTGACGTTGCCGCAGGCGATTGCGTCGGCATTCAGGTAAAAAGTAACAGGGTGGACGGGTGCTTCCTTGAAAGCGCCACACCGTCACAACCTCTGGTTTTGACGACAATCGAATATGTGAGAATTGTGTAGGGGGTTTTATGAAAATCACGGAGGAAGTGATCGCGGATTTTCGCCGCTTCCTCCCCGCTTTTTCCGACACGACGAAGTGGGGAGCGGACGCGATCGTGCTTCAGCTTGTCGAGGCTGATGCCATGACAGGCGGGAGCTGTTGGGGAGCTTTCGACCTCGACGAGGATCGAAACTTGAAAAAGCGGGGGATGTACTATCTGGCCGCCCATTATTTGGTGTCATTCTGGGGCGACTCCGGAACATCCGAACCGTCTCAGATTAAGCCCGATGCTCGTTTGAATGTATCCAGTAAGCAAGTCGGAGACATGTCGGTGACGTACCGAGTCACGGAGATGGAGCCGACGGTGACGGACTTCCTTTCGACGACCTTATACGGCACGAAGTACCTCGAACTTCGGAAGATCGCGTGTTGCAATATCTTGGCGGTGTGACATGGGCGTGACTCTCAGAGTGACAGGAATCGAACGCGCGGTCAGAGAAATCAAAAAACAACTGGACGCCTACAAGGGGGGCAAGATTTATGCCACCGTCGGCGTGCACAGTGACGCAAAGCCTGAAGAAAATGGGGAAAGCACGGCTGTTGTCGCGGCGAAAAATCACTTCGGAGTAGGCAAGATTCCTGCTCGTCCTTTTTTGGACAAGGGGGTAGAGCGAGAGCGCGCGGTCATTGCGACCGCCATTGCAAAAGCGCTTTCAGCAGGAAAGCGTCCCGAGGAGGCTGTCGCGCAAGCGGCATTACTGGCCGTTCGCGGCGTGCAAAAGCAAATCGACGACACGCTTTCTCCCCCGAATTCTCCGATGACGATTGCGCGAAAGGGATCCTCGCATCCTCTGATCGATACGGGCAATCTGCGGCAGTCAATCGCCTACAAACTTCACGACAGGAGGACGGAGTAATGGGCATCTTTGAAATGAATAGCGAAATCGACAACGATTTCACGACCACGCAAGTTGTGCACATCCGAGAGGGCGGAGCCTACGTCGATGGAGTTTTTGTCTCTCAGGAAGCGGGCAGAGAAACGCTTTCAGCGTGCATTCAGCCTATGAGCGATCGTGAAATCGCATTTCTAGAAAACGGCGGGGAGAGAATTTCGGATGCCAGAAAGCTGTACATCACTCAGCCGATCGACGGCCTTGACCTGCGCAGTCGATTCGAGTTTTTGGGACAGGTTTGGAAGGTTTTCGAGTTTGATTCTCGGCCTGAAAACACCTACTACAAGATTATCGTTGCGAGGGTGGACGACTGATGAGCACTGAAATTTTCGGAGCAGTCAAGAAAGTCATCGAGCGGGTCGTTGGCGTTCCTGCTTTCTCTGCAAACCAGAACGACATTGCGCCTCGCGGTGCTTACGCAACGATCTTGGTGATGCAAAGTGCTGTGGCGACCTCGCGCGGAGCGGTTCGCCAAAAGATCATCAACGGCGGAGACGACGCGATCGTCACGGCTCGATACCCAGTGACTTGGACGGTGACGATCAACTTTTGGCGCGGCAAGGCGATTGAGAATGCGACGCGGTTGCTCAACCTCTTTTATCTTCCCGCGACTTCGGATGAGCTTTTTGCAAAAGGAATTGGACTCGTGAACTGCTCAAACGTGCAAAATCTGACGGGGTTGCAGTCCAAGAGCTTCGAAGAGCGCGCCGTCATCACTTTGACGCTGACGACCTTTGAGGAGATTTCCGAGCAGGTTGGCGTGATCCGAAGGTTTGGCATCTCCGTTGAAAGCGAAGACGGCAAAGAGCTTGCCAAATACCCGACAGACGAAACGGTTTAAAATTCGAATAGCCATTTTTAGGAGCTTCAAAAAATGTCCTATCCTGCATCTAAAATCATTCGGGTAAACACTCGAATCTCTCCGCAGGGACTGAGCACGGCGAATTTCGGTTCTGCGATGCTGATTGTCCCGAAAACCGACACGACCAGCCTCACAAAAGACACCTTTAAGACGTACTCGGACGTTCAGGGTGTGGCGGCCGACTTTGCTGAAACCACTGAGGCCTACAAGGCCGCGTCTGCTTGGCTTGGCGGAACCCCTGCCATTTCCAGTCTCATGATTTGGGTTCGCGATCCCGACGATGCCTCTTGGGCTGACACGCTCAACAAAATTCGCAACCGGGTTTGGTGGTACTGGACTTTTGTGACGTCTGCCACTTACGAGCAGGCAGAAGACGTCAAGCAGATTGCGGCATGGTGCGAAACGAACGCCTCGATGTTTGTCAACTGCCAGTCTGGTGCCGCCGCTACGTCGATCCGTGATGAGCTCGAGAATTCGGATATCGCTTCCGAGCTGACGAAGCTGGGCTACCGCCATTGCTTTACTGCCGCTCACGCCACGGACGCTTACTCGGGCATCTACCTTGCAAAGCATTTCGCGCGCGTGAATTACTCGGCCGAAAAGTCGACCATTACGGGCGAATATAAAAAGTCGCCGGGTCTTGCCGCTGAAACTCTCGAAGCGACTGCATACGCGGCGATGACCCAGGACACGAAAAAGGCCACTTTCTACAGCGTCGTCGATTTGCAAGGCTCGAGCGACATTGGGCGCTGGCTGAATACGTGGACGCACTCGACTTACGGCGAATGGATCGACGATGTGGTGAATCTGGACGCATTCGTGAATGCGGTGCAAGTCGGCATCTACAATATGATCGCCAACCAGCCGACGAAGCTCTTGCAGACGACCACTGGGCAAGCGATGGTGATTGCCGCCGCCCGCGCCGTTTGCGAGCAGTACGTCTCGAATGGGTTCCTCGGCGAGCGCGATTACACCGATCCTGATGACGCGCAAGAAAAGTACACGCGCGGCTTTGAAATCTTGACTCGCCCCGAAGACATTTTGGGTCTGAGCACGTCTGACCGAGCCAATCGCAAGTGCGCCCCCGTTCGGATTCGCGTGTTCCGCGCTGGCGCAATCCACACTGCCGACATCGACATCGATGTTTACTGATAGAGGATAAAAAATGGCTGTTACGAAGGCTTTTACTGTTTCCAATTCGGTCGTCACGGTGAACGGTCGGCAAATCACTGACTGGGGTGCCGACGGATCTGGTGTCTCTGAGGAAGCGATCAACCCGAAGCGTCGGTTGCTTCAGGGTCAGGGCGGAAATGCTTTGATCCTTGAGCGAATCGCCCCCGGTCGTCGCGTGACGATCAAGGTGCGATCTGGGTCTGCCGACTCCGCTTTCCTGCATGGTCTCTATGCGTCTGGCGCGATCATCACCTATACGCGATCGCAAGTTGGTGCGCTTGAAACTGCCGTCGGCACCGAAGGCGTCATCTTGAGCGAGGAGGCCGTTTCGCGCGTCAATGTCGACAGCATCTCTGACGACTCTTTCGTGATGGAGTTCAATCTGTGGGATTCCCTCAAGGGAGGTGAGTCGTAATGCAGACACGCGTTTTCGAAGTTGGAGAAAAGCGCTACGATGTGGCGATGGCCTCGGCCGTCAAGCAGGATGAGCTTTTGAGCATTCTGTCTCGCCACATGGTGATCGCTTCGAGCGTCGCCAAGCAACAGGGCACTGAGCTCAATGAAAACTCTGTGCTCATCGCCGTCATGGCGCTTCCTGTCGACGTAAAGAAAAAAATCGTTGACATCGTGACGGAAATGGCGATCGAGGTCGGGACTACGAATCGCGTGAGCGTGAAGGATTTCACGGGCAAGATGGTCGAGTGGAATCTTTTCATCGCCCGCCTCATCATGTGGAATCTTTCCGATTTTTTCGAGCTGCTCTCGGGAGGAGAGCTAGAAAAAATGCTAATGGGGGAGCTGAAAAACAAATAAAAAGCTCAGTAAATTGGTATCTCATGCAACCATGTATGGGATTGCCAAAACTTGGCGTACCGCCTTTTTGTTCGTGGAAAGAACTTAACGACGGTACTTACACTCTTGCAGATGTAGAGATTTTTCATCAAGCAATGTTTGATATTATTGAAGCATCTAATAGTCAGTAAGAAAAAAAAGCCCACATTGTGTGGGCTTTTTTTATTCTTCTTTATTTTGATTGATTGTTTTGTTTTTGTACCGGTTTGTGTGTGGCGTCAAATTCGCTCCATCCTGCTTCTATACGACTGAGAATTGTTCCTCTGTTTATCCCAGTTTCTTCTGCCCATTGTGCAATAGTCTTTCCACAAATCGTGTGGTTATTACTTCTGTTTCTTGCTTGGCATTTCAAATCGACCCACCTGCAGTTGTTCGGCGTGTAATTTCCGTTGTTGTCTATTCTGTCTATCGTGAGCGTTTCTTTGTATCCGTTTTCTAGAGACCATTTCTCGAACTTCGAAAAGTCTTTCCATTCTTCGCATATGCAAATGCCTCTTCCTCCATATCTTTTGAAGGACTTATTGTTTTGATTAAGGCATCTTGATTTTATGTTCGCCCATGTTCTGAACAGGCGAGTTTTGCTAGATCCGTGCGACAGGTTTAGGTTTTTGGATACTTCTTTTCTTTTACATCCACAGCTCTGAGTATTACCAGACGATAGATTGCAACCTGTAACGTATGCACAAGCTCCGCAGTCACAAACACAGAGCCATACCGATTTGTGGTGCTTGTTCTTTCCTGCAAGAGAAACAACGGTAAGGAATCCGAACCTTTTCCCTTCTAGAATATTTATTTTTGCCATACAACCTCTCTGAAGATTGTCTCTGATTCGTATGGCGCGGAAGAAGGTCAGAGTGTCCCTCGTGTCGCGTAGCTATCGCTATCCGCGCTACTACAATTCTACATTGAAAATCTTGGACAAAACGTCGGTTTGATAAAATTTCCAAGCACTTAAACATTTAATGGTGTGCTATGAACATTGCGGATTTTGTCGTCGGACTTGGGTTCGATACGTCTGACTTCGAAAAGGGCTCTCGCAGGGTTTCGACGGAGCTGACAAGCTTGCGATCCGACATTTTGCAGGTCGGAGCGACGCTTGCCGGGGCATTTGGGGTTAAGGCGCTCACAATCGACTTTGCGACCACGAATGACCAGTTAAGGCAGGTTGCTGAAAGTCTGGGGATCGCCACGGGCGCGCTTTACGGTATGGATGAAGCGGCCAAGTCTTTCGGTGCGCGTGAAGGCGAAATGGCCTCTCTTTTGAGAACACTCACGAGCATGAAGACCCGCTTTAGCGAGCTGGGCGAGCTTGGCGCTTTCGAAGAACTTGCGAAACTTGGTGTAGACATCGACAAGCTGACGAGCGCGAAAGATAGTGTCAGCGCGATGCTTGCGCTCTCGGACGAGCTAGCCAAGCTATCCACGGCGAGGAGATTCGAAGCGGCATCGGTGCTCGGCATCAGTGCGCAGACACTTGACCTGCTTTCGAGCGGGAGCAAGTCCGTGAGCGATCTTTCCAAAGCCTATCAAGACGCCAGACCACACACCGAAGCAATGGCGGAGGCATCTCGAAATCTGATTGCACAGTGGAACGAGCTGACCGAGAGAGTCGGCGGCCGCGCGGATCGTTTGTCCACGCCGCTGGTTGCGGCACTTGCAGACATCACGGGCGGGATGAATGACTGGCTCGAAGCAAATCAAGCGCTTATCGACCAAAATATCGATGACTTCATCAAGACGATTTCCGCCAACTTCGGCATCCTCGCTCCTGTCGCTGTCGCTGTTGCGGGTAGCGGACTTGCGACGACGTTCGCAGGTCTGGCAAAGAGCGTGCCGATCGTCGGCAGTGCAATGGCCGCCGTTGCCGCGTCGCTTGGCAAAGTCGCCGTTTTGGCAGGTGCCATTGGCGTAGCCGCTGAGCTGTGGGACTGGGATGCTGAAAAGTTCAAAGAAAAGACTGGCATCGAGCTCCCAGATTGGGTCTTCAAGCCTGTCGGAGAGCTGATCGACGATAGGGGGGCGACTGTCGATGAGCGCAGGAACAGCGCCTATGAGCAGATGAGAAATGCGGGCATTTCCAGCAAGGGCACGACTGTCGTTCAGCGAGAGGTCAATGGACGAATCGAAAATAACATTTTCATCGACGGCAAACTCGTGACGAAGCAAGTCGTCGACAACTTGAATTTTGCGCTTGAAGAAAGCGAGTCCAACGCATCGACGACGGAGGAAAGGTAAATGAGTTTGGTGACGCTTTTGACGCGCGAGCCTCCGCAAATTTGCGGATACACTTTTGACGCCGTGCTCGAAGACGAGCTTGAGTTTGGCGTCGAAATCCCGACATACCCCATTGAAAACGGCGCAGAAATTTCCGATCATCGAATCATCTTGCCCGCAAAATATCGACTCATCATCATGATGACGAATACGCCGCTTTCGCAAAGCCTTCTCGGATTTGCGGGGTCGATGGCGGGCGGCTTGGTGTCGAATTTGACGGATAATCCGGTGATTGCCGCGGTTGCAGGCATGAGCGCGGGGTTTTTGGCGTCCTCAAGTGGCACGCGCTCGTCGACTGCACTGGAGCAACTGATCGGAATCATGGAGTACGGCAAGCCTTTTGACGTTCAGTGCGGCGATATCACGCTCAAAAACATGGTCATTACCAAGATCACGCGCCGCAAGACTCCTGAAAATGAACGCGGGCTTGAGGCCGTGCTTGAGCTTCAGGAATTCGTTTCGCTCGACCGCATTACGCAGGAAGGCGCACCGAAGCACACTCAGATGCGCCCAGAAAGCGTCGAGGCCGCGTCGTGCTCAGCGGTCGTAAGCAAGGGCGTCGCAAGCGTGAAAGAATTGGGGGCGAGCGCAGTTGACAAAGTAAAGGAGCTGTTCTGATGGTTGAAATTCCTTTAGTCGGCGGTGCGGGACAAACGCATCAGACTTTTTCAGCAATTCTCGGCGGGGTTGAATTGTCATTCAAACTCGACTTTTTGGCGTATCTTGAAAGGCCTGCGTGGAATCTGACACTGGGCAGGGGAAATGAGATTTTGGTCGAAGGGCTTTTGCTCAAGTGTGGGTGCGACATGCTTGAGCCATACCAGTTCGGCTTGGGCGCTTTGGTCTTGGTTGGAAATGACCCGACGATGAGCAACTTGGGCGTGGAAAACACGCTGTACTGGCTGAGCGAAGATGAGAAAATTCAGCTTAAGGATTGATGGCAAGGACTTCATCGTCCACCAAGAATATCGACAATTTCGCGTGACTTTCTTTTCTCGTATGCGCTATACGGATCGTCTGTCTTTTCTCGATCTCGCGATCTACAACTTGTCCCGAGACACCGCGATCGACCAAGGCGCGGAGATCGAGTTTTCGGCAGGGTACGAGGAAGAATTTGACCGAATTTTCAAAGGGAAGATCGTCACCGTCTTGAAGGAGCGCGACGGCGCAAACATCGTCACGCGACTGCTTTGCCGTTCAGGTGCTTCGGATGCAAGGCCGTCCATTGATGTGTCGCTTGGATCCGGTGCGACGGCCGTGCAAGCTTTGCAGGCTTGCGCTACCGCATGGGGGCTTGCGCTCAATCTGGATGAAGCGCAGTTCAAAGATGCGCCAGTCTTTACGCGAGGCTACTCGCTAAACGGCGACATCCCCAAGGTCTTGAATGCACTGGCTTCGCAGATCGGCTTTCAGTGGCTGTCGACTTCCGACACGCTTTACATCGACAGGAATGAAAAGCCGACAGCAGGCGATCCGCGAGAGGTGTCGCTTTTCACTGGAATGATTGGTGTCCCCGAGGCTGAGGGCGATGTCAATGGCATTTTCGTTCGAGTCACGATGCGGCTTTCTCCACACATGCGAATCCGCACGAATGTCGAGCTCAAAAGCGAGTATGCCTCTTACTCGACAGGAAACTTCTACATCGTTCCGCCTGAGAACGGTGGAAAAACATCAGGCATTTACAAGGTGGTCGAGGTTTTGCATCGTGGCGACTCTCTCGGCGACAGGTGGGAAACGGAAATCAGAGGCCAGAAGGTATGACGACGAACTCTCAAGCGAATGAGGTGCGGTTTCAGGCTTTTTTCGATTCGCTGTTTCATCAGGCGATGAAGAAGGTTTACACCGCAATCCCCGCGCACGTCATTGCTTTTGATGCGGCGCGGCAAGTCGCGCAAATTCAAATTGGCATCTTGCGCGTCGATGTGAACGGCGAAGGTCATGCGCCCCCGCCGATCATCGAATGCCCTGTGCTTTTTCTGGGCGACGGATTTACGATCGAGTTTCAGATCGACGCAGGGTGTGAAGGTCTTGCGATCTTTTCACAACGGTGCATTGACGGGTGGTTTCAGACGGGTGGTGTGGCCGCGAATCCTCTCGCCCGTTTTCACGACATGAGCGACTGCCTTTTTATCCCCGGTTTTCGCCCGATGCCGAAGGTCATCACTGGCTTTGCGAACGACGGCATTCGGATCCGAAGCAGGAATGGCAAGCAGTTCGCTTGGCTGAAAAACGACGGATCGATCGCCCTTGAAAATGGCGCAGGTCACATCCGCATGGCCGCAGATGGGACGGTCACAATCAATGGCGTGACGATTGACACGAGCGGAAATTTGCGCACGTCTGCGAGCGTCACGGCATCCACGGACGTGAGCGGCGGCGGCATCAGCCTCAAGAGCCACACGCACGGAAATGTAAAAAATGGGGATGGCCAGACAGGCACACCGCAATGAGGGTTAAACCATGGGAATGAGGGTCAGGAAGCTTGACGAAACCGGCGACATCGTGACGCGAGGCAGTCAGTGGAAGTACGACAAAGAAGCCATTGCGCAGAACATCTCGACGCGGCTCAAACTTTTTTTGGGTGAATACTTTCGGGATAACACCGATGGAGTCCCGTGGTTCACCAAAGAGGACGGATCCGAAGGTATTCTTGGCAAGGGCTACAGTCTTGCCCAAGTCGAGGCAATTCTGCGAAACAGGATCATGAGGACGGATGGAGTTTTAAAATTGCTCTCGTTCAAGATTGATTTTGACGAAACAACGAGAAAAATCAGTATCAGCTCGTTTGTTCTGACGACATACGGCACGGAGGAACTTCTGTGGGTCAGCTAACTGAAAAGGGTTTTCAAATCAAAACCCAAAATGAATATTTTGAGGAAGAAAAGGCGCTGTACAAGGGTATCGATTCTTTGTGGAATCTCGACCCTTCGACGCCTGACGGCCTGAAAATTGCGCACGACGCGGAGGTTTTCACTGCGCTGGACGAGCAGGTCAAGCAGGCCTACGACGCGCGAGACCCCAACAAGGCCAGCGGTTCAGACCTTGATGTTTTGAGAGCACTGACGGGTGCAAAGCGCTCTCTCGGCACGCCTTCAACTGTTGAGCTGAAGCTGACAGGTGTCGCGGGAACGATCATTCCGAAGGAAGCAAAAGTAAAGGACGGCCTTGGCAATGTCTTTTTGACCGACGAAGACGTCACGATTGGTCTTGACGGAACCGCAACCGTCAACGCACACAACTCGATCAACGGCGCGATTGTCGTGTCGGCCAACACTTTGACGCACATCGTCGAGACGATCGGCGGTTGGCAGACCGTTACGAATCCCTTGCCGTCAACCCCGGGCACGGATCGAGACTCGGACGCCGTTTTCCGAATCAAGTCGGCGAAGGCCGTGGGGCGGGCGGGGCAAAATCAAAAGGAAAGCCTGTACGGAGAGCTTTTCGACACGGCTGGCGTGCGTAAAGTCGCTATCTACGAAAATAAGACTGGATCGGCGAATGTCGATCCCGTGAAAAATCCGCACGCTTTGCCCGCCCATTCTTTGTCGATCGTCGTGGACGGCGGCACGGATCAAGACGTAGCAGAGGCAATTTACCGAAAGATTTCTGTGGGCGTAAATCTCTACGCCAAAGCGAATGAGGTTCAAAAGACCGTCTACTCGAAGCTTTTCCCTGCGTCCTATGACGTGATCGTTTTCGCGCGTCCCGTGGATGTCGCAGTCAAGATCGCCGTAAAAATCGCTGATCCGCAGGGCGTTTTGCCCGTTGATTCTGACGTTGCAAATTTGGTGAAAAAAGCCTTCATCGATTACTACGAGGGCGATCTTTTGCCGAGCGGAATTGGATTCATGACGACTGGCTTTTCGATCGGCGAGAGCGTACCATATTCTCGTCTTTTCACGCCCGTCAACAAGGTGCTCGGAGAATATCCCGGCACATACGTAAAAGAGCTTAAGGTCAACGACGGCACGGCGAACGTAGCGGTTGCTTTCAATGAGCTTGCTCGTTTCACCGAGGATCAAATCACTGTGACGGTGGAAAAGTCAACTACCCCGCTCTAAAGAGCGAGGCTTGATAAAAGCCTTGGTTGACTAGCCTCAGACCGCCCCAAAAGGCGGGCTACGTTGGTTGGGAATGCATAGGCACCGCGGGATGTCAATCCTAGTCCCGCGCTCTGCGGTTCGCGGTTAAAAGCTCTGGGAGGTAGGAGCGGTGCCGCGAACAGATAAACCCCTTCCAACATTGGCGAAGGATTTCAACCGGTCGCAAGACCGAGGAGTCAAATCTTGAGAGTATTTGTTTTAACCAAACGAGGGCAACCGTTGATGCCGTGCTCACCGGCAAAAGCAAGGCTGCTTCTCAAAGAGAAGAAAGCAATCGTCAAAAGACGCACGCCTTTTACGATTCAACTTACGATCGCAACGGGCGAAGCAAGGCAGCCTGTAACGCTTGGCGTGGATTCCGGCTACAAGCACATTGGTCTTTCGGCCACAACCGAAAAGGCCGAACTCTATGCCTCGGAAGTCGAACTGCGTCAAGACATCACGGATCTTTTGTCTGCCCGTCTTGCTTTGCGCCGCTCTCGCCGCAGCCGCAAGACGCGCTACCGTGCGCCTCGTTTCGACAACCGGGTGGCAAGCAAGCGCGAAGGCTGGCTTGCTCCTTCTGTGGAAAACCGCATTGCGGCGCACATGTCGCGTGTAGAAGCGGTCATGCAGGTCTTGCCGGTGACTGCCATAACCGTCGAAACAGCGGCGTTTGACACGCAACTGCTGAAGAACCCGAACATTGCCGGAGAGGCGTACCAACAAGGCGAACAGCTCGGATTTTGGAACGTGCGGGAATACGTGCTTTTCCGGGACGGACACGTTTGTCAGCACTGCCGCGGGAAGTCCAAAGATCCGATACTCAATGTTCACCACATTGAGAGCCGACGGACCGGGGGCGATGCGCCGAACAATCTCATCACGCTGTGCGAGACCTGTCACAAGGCTTTCCATCGAGGGGAAATCGAACTCAAAGTCAGGCGAGGAAAGTCGTTCAAAGCAGAAACCTTCATGGGCATCATGCGTTGGACGCTCTTTGAGCGTTTGAAAAAGGCTCACCCGGAACTCAGAGTTCGCAACACCTACGGTTATCTCACAAAGCACAAGCGCATCTCACACGGAATCGCAAAGAGCCACTGTGCAGACGCGTACTGCATTGCGGACAACCTTGGTGCAAAGCGACTGAGTGGCTATCTCTTTCAAAAGCAAACCCGAAAGCACAACCGGCAGCTTCACAAGCTGTCGATTCTGAAAGGCGGATTGAGAAAGAAGAACCAGGCTCCCTACGAAGTCAAAGGCTTCCGTCTTTTCGACAAAGTGATTTGCAAAGGTGAAGAAGCATTCATCTTTGGGCGAAGGACATCGGGAAGTTTTGATGTGCGCCGGCTTGACGGTACGCGAATTTCCGCCGGTATCAACTACAAAAAGTTGAGGCTGCTGGAACCTCGAACTACCTACTTAACAGAATTTAGAAAGGAGGCGGCGCTTCCTCCCCTGCATAAATGCAGGGGTTTCCGCGCCGAATTTCTATGAGCGAGCTTCTGAATTTGCCAGATCGAATTTACGCCCAGTACGCCGACAAGCCAAAGTTCGTCGAGTGGATGAGCATCACTCGCAAAATCGGTCTTGAGCTGAAGGAAGGTGCGGAGCAAGTCAGGAAGTGCTTTGACCTCGAAACGGCGAAGGGCGACGCGCTCGAAGTAATCGGGCGCATCGTCGTTGTCGATCGAATCAAAGACGAGCGCTTAATGAACTCTGGCATTTTTGCCGATCCGGACGGGACGAACTTCAACGATCGGGTCGAGACGTTTGCTGAGTGGTCGACTTTCACAAACGCCGACCTTTCAGATGAAATGTTGCGGTTCGCGATCAAAGCCAAGATCATCAAAAATTCGGCAGACCCGACGGCCGACGAATTACTGTCTGCACTATCGTCACTTTTCCCGAGCGCGAGCGTCTTCAGATTGCTAAACCATCACGACATGAGTTTTTCAATTGAGTACACAGGAAAACTCTCTGATCTCGAGCAGTGGCTGATCGATCTTCACGACTTTATCCCGACGCCTCAAGGGGTAGAATTGAGAGGATTTATACGATCCTTCGGCATCATCGAATTTTTGTCGAACGATGAAAATTCACCTTTTGGCGACGAAGAACTGGAGTTCTTGGCATGACTTTCTACCTGAACCTGCGATACCCTGATCGGGTAAACGCGCCGTCTGACGACTACCCCCGCGGCGCGTTCAAAAATCGCTCTGCCCCGACATCGGACGATGGCACGTACTTGGAAAAAGACTGGAAAAATGATGAGCGCGCCTTCCCCGAGGCGATCCTGAAAAATGCAGGCGTCGTGCCAAATGGCAATGTCGACACTGCCAATGACTCTCAGGTGTATGACGCTCTCATCAGCATTGTCAGCAAGATGATCACGAGTGGCGCGGCATCGCTTTACGGCAAGGCCACGGGCAGTTCCGATGCTTTGGCGGTGACGCTCAATCGATCGATCACGCTGACGGATGGAGCGATTATTTACGTTCGCGCTCAGTACGCGAACCTTTCGTCTGCTCCGACGATCAATGTCAACGGCCTTGGCGATCGGGCAATCGTCAAAGGAAATAATTTGCCGCTGTCGGTGAGCGACATTGCGGGCGCGGGGTACGTCATGCACCTCGCTTTTGACGTAAATTTCAACCGCTGGGTTTTGCTTAATCCCGCGACGGGCGTCATCGTCCCCGAGTCGATCCCCGTGGGCACTTTGGCCTACATGGCGCGTACGGGCGATATCGCAGGCTGGCTTTTTGTGGATGGCCGCGAGCATCAGCGCGCGCAGTATCAGCGCTTCGTCCAAGCGTGCCCCCAGTTCATCCTGAGCGGAAGCACTGCCGAGACCTTCAAGCTGATCGACCTGCGCGGATATTTTATTCGCACATTGGACAGTGGGAAGGGCGTGGATACTGGCCGTGCGTTTGGTTCGATGCAGGGCGATGCGATTCGAAACATCACAGGTTTTTTTGGTGCTGATGACTTGGCCGCAAGTCGATTTGGCGGCTCTTTCTACGCATCAAGTCAGTCGGAACAAAATACATCAGCAAACGGACGAGACGGAGCGCCTTGGAAGCAGATTAACTTGGATGTTAGTCGCGTTGTTCCCACGGCAAACGAAAACCGTCCGAAAAACTACGCATTTCCTCTTTACGTGAAGGTATAAAAAATGGCAGTAAAACTCAATGAGCTCGAGGCGACAGGCACCCGGTGGAAGGCTCCTTCCGAGGATTACCCGCAGGGCTCTTTCATTAACGGTACTGGACAAGGAAAGCGTGATGGCTCGTACGCCAAGGCCGAATGGGCAAACGACGTTTTCGGTGCTTTTGGCGCAATCCTGAAAAACGGCGGCCAGACGCCCAACGGGCAGGTCGAGACCGCGAGAAATTCGCAAGTTTACAACGCGCTCAAAAAGATCATCAAGAACGACATCGACACGCTTGGTGGCGATCCGTCGGCAGTTGCGTCCGGGACTGTCAACGCGATTACGGCGACGTTCACCAAGCCCGTGGCGCTTGAGGGCGGGAAGCTGGTAAAGGTTCGCGCGATTGGTGCGAACACGTCGCAGACCGTCACTTTCAATCCAAACAAACTTGGTGCAAAGCCTGTCGTAAAAGGCAAGGACGCCCCGCTTGCGGTTGGTGACATTGCGGGTGCAGGCTACTGGATTACGATGATTTATGACGCCGTTTTGCAAAAGTGGGTTTTGCAAAATCCCGCGACGGGCGTGACTCTGGTTTTGCCAGAGGCATCAGAATCGACGAAAGGTATCGTACAACTTGCGACACAGGCAGAAGTCACAAACGGGGTTGAGGCGACAAAGGCAGTTTCGCCAAAATATCTGAAAACAGAGCTTGACAAGAAAGCCACAAAAAAAGAGGTTGCTCTTAAGGCTCCGTTAAACAACCCTACGTTTACCGGAAGCGTTGTCGTACCGACTCCATCATCTAGCAATCAAGCGGCAACAAAAGGATATGTTGACGGAAAGATTCCAAGCGTAAATGCCTACGTTGTAGAAACTTATCATTCTGGCACAAGTTGGTATCGAGTTTGGAGTGATGGATTCGTTGAGCAAGGCGGATTTTCGGACTCTCCATACGGTCAACCCATCACAGTAACTTTGATCAAACCGTTAACCACTACAGACTACACAATTCTTTTAAGTTGTGTTGACGGAAGCGAATCTGCGGTTCGAGTTTTGTCAACAGATAAAACCACAACCTTTTTCAAAACCCAAAGATATTACACGGGCAACGGAAGGGGAAATGGCTCTCTTTATTGGGAAGCATTGGGCTACTAGGAGAAAACTATGGATTTCCAAATAAATCAGATTTTTGAAGGCGAATATCCTATCGAAGCGGCTTTGTGGTGCAACGAGTTTGGCGATCGTTGGATCGACGAAATTGAAGCCGTCAACGGCACGCGGCGCTTTCAGATCGTGAAATCGCCTGAGCCAACGCCCGAAGAAATCGAAGCGCAGAAGCTTGCACAGGCCAAGAGCGACCGCGCTGAGGCTGTGGGCAAGATCACGGTCGAAGTCGACGGCATGGTCTTCGACGGCGACGAGAAAGCACAGAGTCGAATGGCTCGTGCGATCCAAGCCGCAGAGATCACGGGCGCGGAGTCGACGCACTGGGTACTTGCTGACAATTCTGTGTCGACGGTAAAAGTCGCGCAGATTAAGCAGGCACTCGCGAAGGCGATGACCGTGATGGGCGAGCTGTGGACGAAACCATACTCGGCTTGATGCTAGAAGGGGACAAAAATGATGTACGCTTTTTGGGCGCTGAAGATCCTTCCCGCGCTTGTCGTCGAGCTTGTCGGGAAAATTGGCGCGCCTGTGCTGGCGCTCTTCGTCGATGAAGATGGGTGGCTTCCTCGGTTTTTGTGGTGGTTTCAGACGCCCGACAATTCCTGCGACGGGGACGCGGCGCACATGGAGCGGTGGCCGCGCGACGGCTGGGGTTGGACGTGGCTACGCCGTACGGCGTGGCTTTTCCGGAACTCGGCCTACGGATTCAACATCGTCGCTATCGGCTTTAAGTGGCAGGCGGGCGACTTTAAAACCGTCGACGGTGACCCGGCGGTTGGCGACCGCTCTGGCGTGAGCGGCCTTTGCAAGTGGCGCATCGTGCGTGACGGCAAGGCGGTTGCTTTCCAGATCTACTACGTCAAGCACTACCGCATCTTCGGGACTTGGAAGTGCGTCCGAGCGGGCGCAGGCTACAAGATCTGGGGCGACCAGACGGGGCAGGTTTTTGGACAGCACTGGCTCTACTTTCATCCCTGTAAGGGATCGGGCCGACAAGGATAGACGACTTCCGCTTTCGGTCAAAAAGGGGTTGCGATGACAGTTGCAACTCCTTTTTTTTTAAAATTGCAGAGAGTTTTTCTTTTGAGGGGTTCAAATTGAAAAAGTTCGATTTTCAAATTCAGGCTGGGGACGACATGAAGGTCAAAGTCTCCATCGTTGACAAGCAGGCACAGCCAGTCGACGTGAGTGCATACCGCGCCGCGATGCAGATCCGAGCGTGCGTCGATTCCCCTGGTGCGATCGATACGCTGACGACTGAAAATGGGCGCATCGAGATGGGAAATGGTTTTCTTATCCTGAATTTCACGAATCAGGTGACAAAGATGTTCCGCGCAGGATCGTTTGTCTACGATCTTGAGCTCATCAGCCCGACCGACTTCATCACGAAAATTCTTGGCGGGACTGTGAAGGTTCTTGCGGAGGTGACGAAAATTGACTGACAAAGACATTTTGGCGGGCGACATTCAAACCGAAAAGGGTGACGTTAAAGCGCTTGAAGTGACAACCGTTTTTGGCGAAAACGACGTCCAAAGCGTCACAGTTGAAACTGGCGGTGAGGTCGTGCAAGAGGTTGAAGCACCCTATTACGGTGGCGGTGGTGGTTCTGTGCCCGTAATCAGCGTTGAGGCAAACTCACTTCCCGCAGGATCGGACGCTACAGCGACGATCACGGGGAACCCTGCGACACCATTGATTACGTTCGGCATCCCTCGCGGCGACAAAGGCGATAAGGGAGACAAAGGCGACAAGGGCGACATTGGTGAGCGCGGCTTAAAAGGCGACCCGGGCAAGGACGGATCAGACGGAAAAAACGCCACGATCACGGGGGCCACGGCCACAGTTGACAATGGTGTCGGCGTTCCGTCGGTAACCGTTACGCAGGGCGGGACTGAGTTCGCGCGTTCGTTTGCTTTCTCCTTCAAGAACTTGAAAGGGGCGCAGGGCGAAAAGGGACAGGACGGAACAAACGGCACTGATGGTGCTGATGGTGTGACGCCCGTCATTGCGGCCACGGCGTCGGTTGACGCAACAGTCGGAACGCCGAAGGTTGTTGTTTCCAAGAGCGGAACAACGGAAAATCCGTCGTTTGCTTTTGCTTTCACAGGCATCAAGGGCGAGACAGGTGCAAAGGGAGACCCCGGAACGACGACTTGGGCGGGCATTACGGACAAGCCTGATGCGTTCCCCCCCGAAGCGCATACGCACACGATTGCGAACGTTGACGGGCTGCAAGACGCACTGGACGGGAAGCAGGCAACGGGCGACTATGCTTTGAAATCTGATCTTGATACGTATGCGACGAAAAATGAACTTTCGGAAGGTCTTTCTCCGAAAGCCGACACGACGTATGTAGACGAAGAGCTTGCGAAGAAGCAAGTGGCTGGAGACTACGCAACAAACACGGCTTTGACGAGCGGTCTTGCTGAAAAACTCGGCAAGACGGAAAAGGCGGCCAGTGCGTCAACTGCGGACTCTGTTACTTGGGCAGGCGTTAGCGGAAAGCCGTCGAAGTTTGAGCCTGCGGCGCATACTCACGAAATCGAAAACGTTAATGGGCTTTCTACCGCTCTCGAAGGGAAGCAACCGGTCGGAGACTACGCGACTCAGACCGATCTTACCGATGGATTAGCTACCAAGTTGGGCGTAAACGACAAGGCAAAAAGCGCCGCTGTTGCTGACTCAGTTTCGTGGAAAAACGTAGAGAACAAGCCTCAGACGTTCGCACCATCCGAGCACACACATGCCACGTCTCAGGTCGACGGACTTGATGCGGCATTGTCGGGGAAAGCGCCCGTATCTCATACACACACGAAGTCGCAGATTACGGATTTCGCGCACACGCACGAAATTTCCGAAGTGACCGACTTGCAGGATGCGCTGGACGGCAAGGCGAACGTTTCCCACACTCACACAACGGATCAGGTGACGGGACTTGATGCGGCTCTCGCTGGCAAGGCTCCTATCATCCACACGCATGAGATTGGCGATGTTGACGGCTTAGAAACCGCTTTATCTGGCAAGCAACCAGTCGGCGATTACGCTACGACGGAAGACATTGCCGACATGCTGACGAAAACGGAAGCTGGGCAGACATACGCGACCAAGGCTGACACCTACACGAAAGCAGAAGTAGATCAAAACTTCTCAAGCACGTTCAAATATCAAGGTGACGTTGCGACTTTTGCTGACTTGCCAAAGACAAAGAACAAGGTCGGCGACGTTTGGCAGGTGAACGACGTTCAGCTCTCCTACGCTTGGAACGGCAAAGAGTGGAAGCAGTACGGCTTCGGAATCGACTTCACGGCCTACCAAACGATTGTGCAGGCTGATGCGAAGTACGCCACAAAAACCGAACTCGATGGCAAGTTGGGAAAGACGGAAAAGGCTGCTTCTGCAACCGTTGCCGATAGCGCGACGAAGGCAACGCAAGACGCAAGCGGGAACGTCATCACGACAACATACGCAACGAAAACAGAGCTCGGAAAGAAACTGGATGCGACTGCGAAAGCGAAAAGCGCCAAGGTTGCCGATGCAGTTGCGTGGGCTGGAGTGTCGGGAAAGCCTTCGGCCTTTACGCCTTCGGCTCACACGCACTCGACGAGTCAGGTTACAGGCTTGGACACCGCCCTTGCGGGAAAAGCCCCCGTTTCGCACACGCACACGAAGAGCCAAATCACCGATTTCGCGCATACACATGCCATTTCGGAGGTCGAAGGACTCCAAGGTGAGCTGGATGGAAAGCAGGCGGCAGGCGATTACGCGACGACCAAAGCTTTGACAAGTGGCCTCGCTGGAAAAGTTGACGTTTCAGCCTACGGAGCTAAGATAAAATCGCTAGAAGCTAGAATTGCGGCATTAGAAAAGGCTGGATTCCTCACGTCGGCAGACCTCCCGACCACAGCCGACTTTGTCAAGTGATTTTGACACCCGCAGGGGGTTTTGGATTTCATAGCCTCCTTTTTTTAGAATCGACCTGTGGATAGAGCTTTTCATGGAAAAATACCGAGATCTCGTTTCCGGATCAACATTTTTTATCGCGCTACTCGCGGCTTTGGGAGGCTGTGTCGTGAACTACCTTTCCGAGTACAAGCAAACTGGGCGGATGAATTTTCGATGGTTAATTCCTGATTTGGTCATCAGCGGATTTGTCGGAGTTTTCGTCTTCTGGTTTTTCGTCGAGCATGGATTTTCTGCGTCAGAGAGCGCGGTTGCGACCTGCATCGCAGGAAATCTCGGCTCGAGAATCTTTGACATTTTCAGATTCTTGCTTGAGTACAAAATCGGCTTGCCGAAGAGCTTTTTGGCGCGTCCACCCAAAGACAAGGAGCGACTGAAGTGAAGCGAGACTTTTTGGACTGCGATTTAAAGTCTGCATGTGACTTCATAAAGCAGTATGAGGGCTTGGAGCTGGCGGCCTATCGATGCCCTGCTGGCGTCTGGACGATCGGATACGGCCACACGGGAAAGGACGTCGGAGAAGGCTTGACGATCACGTCTGAAGAGGCCGATGATCTTTTGCTCGAAGATGTGAAAAGCGTAGTCGCGAGACTTTCTCCGTACGTCCGAGTGCCCGTGACGGCAGGCCAGTTCGTCGCGATCGTCTCACTCGCTTTTAATGTGGGCGTGAGCTATCTAGTAAATCGGTGCCCGAAGCTGATGAGGGCATTGAACGCTGGCGACGAAGAAGAGTGCGCCCGCCAGTTCCTCGACATCACGAAGTCGAACGGCAGGGTTCTGCCCGGACTCGTGCGCCGTCGAAAAGCCGAAAGCGAGCGATTCCTGTCATGACCAAGATCCAAATTTTCGGATGCGTCGTCGGCGTGCTTGTCGTATTTTTCTCGGGCTACAGGTACGCGGCTTCGATCTACGAGGCAGAGATGGCGGAGATGGTCGCAGACTACGAGCGGCAGGCGAGGAGCTCAGTGGAGGAAATTAATCGCATTCTTGCCGACGAAAGGGAAAAAAATGCCGAAAACACGAGCAAACTTTTGGCGCAGATTGACGATCTTGAGCGCCGCAGTCGCGATTCCGCAGTTCGCGTTGACAGGATGCGGCGCGAGCTTGCCAGTCGAGCAAAGGTGCCCACCCCCCACCCCGATTCCTGCGGAGATTGCGAAAAGCGACTTGCAGGATGCTCAGAGCTTCTCTCAGAAGGTATCGGACTGGCTGATGAAGGTCGAAGACTGGCTGAGCGAATCGCAGTCAGAAAAGATGCCGCAGTGAGTACGGCACAGCAAGGAGAGCGCCATGGCGACATGCACTGACGAAATCGGAAAGCAGATCATGCAGGAATCGTCTCGCGGAATCTGCGTGGAGACCTCGTGCCGAAAGCTTGGAATCCGCATGGCAGATTACTACCGATGGCGCGGTCTTTTCCGCTCAAGAGAGGCAGAGAGCGACTTTATCAAGTCAGGAGCCTTGCACGGGCGGCCTAATGGGCGCAATGGCTGAATGCGTTTAGGGCAGGCGTTGAATCACCTGCCCCGTTCTTTATTTGTTGTGGATGTTGTCGAGTCGTTCGGCTACCCACTTCGAGCCGCCGAGCTCTTTGAGCTTTTTTCGTTGCTCTGGGGTGAGGCGAATGTGGACGTAAATCTTTTGAACTTTATCGGGCTTTCGTCCTGCGCCCGGTCTAGCACCACCTCGTGTCATTCTTCCTCCTCGGCGCGCAACTCTTCGACTTCATCTTTGCACTGGCTCCACCAGTCAGCCCCCATCTCTTCGAAAGTCTTGCCTTCGACATCGATGCTTGTCGCACCAGTACCAAGGGCACCCCCAAGGGTTGGGGTTATCGGAGTCGAGGTCGTCCATATAGCCGCCCGCGTTTTCCCAGCCCTTCAAAAATTCGTCTTTCTGGCTCGTGGTCATGGTCTGAAGATTGAGTTTCATGGTTCTCTCCTTGAGAATTTCTTTATTAATTTGAATTATACGCACCGCAAATCAGAAAGTCAAGAGATCCGACGCTTAAAAATCGCATCTCCTCCAGCCGCGCTGAAAGCGACGAGGAGCGGTCACGTCCAAAAACTCCAGAGTCATCTCCCTGTGCTCCCGAAGCCCGCGGCTCCGCGCGCCGTTTCGCGTAGCGTGTCCGTCTCTTCGATTTCAGTCGGCTCCACTCGCTCGATCTTGAACTGCCCGACGCGCTCGCCCGCCTTCAGTAGGATCGGTAAAGCGTGACAAAAGTTCACGGCTTGCACCTTGATCTCGCCCGTGTAGTCGCTGTCGATGATTCCCGTCTGGACGATCACGCCGCGCTTGTGCATCGAAGAGCGCCCGTAGACCTTCACGCAGTAGCCGGTCGGGATGCCCATTGCGATGCCCGTCGGCACGAGCACGGGTTCCTCTCGCGGCAGGATCGTGTCCTGCGAAACGTACAAGTCAAAGCAGGCGGCCTCGGCCGTGCCGCGCGTCGGAGTTTTTGCGCCTTCCGATAAGCGCTTGATAAAAAGCTTCATAGTTTTTCACTTGGTGTTCAGCGTGTTGTACTTCTCGAGGCGGGCACCGGGCACATCCTGCCCTGCCTTGAGCGCTTGGCCTATGCCGATCTTGTCGATGCTTGCGACTGACTTGACTCGGATGAACTCTCGCGGGACTTGCCCGGCGTCAAAGACTTCGACGCGTGTGGCGGGGCGAATGGTCACGCTGACAGTCGGCGACTGGATCGACTTCACTTCCATCCACTCCATCGAGTCGAGACAGCGCGCCTTGATCCTCTCGATTATGGCCTCGGCGCACCTCTTGCGAGCCGCAAGCTCCTTTTGCTGAGCGGAAATCTCGGCGACAAGATTTTCGAAGTTTCGGATTGCGGAAGCACAATCGAGAATCTTCGCCTGCGTGGTCAGAGCGAGTTGCTCGAAAGCCTCCATGCCCTCAAGCTCACCCGTCTCGGGGTTTGGCTCGATCCGAGCGAGCGCGTCCTGTAGCTCACCAGTGAGCTCATACAGCGTGGGGCTTTTTATCGGATTTAGGGATTTGACGATAGGCATTTCGTCCTCTCGAAAAAAGTGATGCGATTGACGAGCACCATCTTTGTGATGGCGGTTTGCAGGCGGAGCTGTGCCCTTGCTGTCTCAACTTCTTTTTCGATCTTTGCTTGAAGCTTTGCGTCTCTGGCCTCGCAGATGTCGCGATTCATGAAGCCGCGAGACAGCGGCGTGCCTTCGAGGTCATACATGCGCCAGTGAGAGTCCGTAGGCCGCCCCGCACACGCAGGGTGTGCAAACTGCGGGTTGACGTAGATCACGTACTGGCGGAGTTTCTCGCCATCGACAAGATCGAAAGAGCGCATTTCCCACCCGTACTCGTCCACAAGCTTGTGGCCTATGACATAGGATTTTGTGACTTTATTCTTTGTCGAAAAGAAGTAGCCCACCTGCTCGTCGTAGGCGATTAGATAGCCGTCTAACTTTTCCAGTCGATAATCTTTAGCCATATCGCGCCTCCGACGCTTTGAGTCCTAGGCGCGTGCGCCATCTGCGAATCTTTTCGAGCTTGACGTCAAGCCAGTGTGTGCGCTTGTGCACGTCGTCGGGCAGGTCGCTCAGATCCTCGGTGCACAGGAAAAGCTCAGAGACGCGCACCGGATCGGCATCGATGCATGCGCTGATGACTTCGCCTGCAACCTCGAGACCTGAGCGAATCGCGTCGAGCTCGTCGGCTTTGCAGGTAAAGCACCCCGTTTTTTCGGCGCGCTGTGAAAAAGATTTGAAGGCCTCCTGCATGGCGACCCATTCGGTGCCGTACTCGCCGACGAGGTACTCGCCGTCCACTCCATATCCGCGGTACAGGCAAAAAGTCGCAAGCAGGATCGTCGAGCCGAGATTGAGCACGTCCGGGCGCTCGAACTCACCGCGGTGCAGTCGTAGCTCGACGGCCAGCTGGACATCTCGGTACATACCCTTAATTTCCTCAGCCGTCTGCAAGGACATCCTCGGCGGCTTTTCTGCGTAGCGCGTCGGGTCGTAGCGCTTGGTGCGCTTTTTCTTAGGCTTTGGCATTGGTGCTCCAAAAGAAAAGCCCCGCGAACTCGCGTCTTTGGGGCTCGAAGTGTGCTTAGAAAGGAACGTCGCTGGTCGTGAAGCCGCCCGCAGGCGCGGTGGACGGGGCACTCGCCTGCGCACTCTGAGAGGTGCGGTCGTGCGTGCTGGCGATGCGCAGATCGAGCAACTTCGCCTCGGCCGCACCAGCGAGGATTTCCTTTGCGACGCGGCGGGTCTTGGGATCGAAAGGAGTCAGCAAGTTGAGTCGGTAGGACTCGCGCCCGCTATAGGTGTAGTTCTCGCGCTGAAGGAGCATGCCCACGGGCTTTCCCTCGACGGCAGGCACGCGGTAGCCCTGATCGACGCGAACGCCCCCCGGGGCATTTTTATCGCGGGTGTAGACCTTACCTTCAACCACGTCGGCGCTCTGCGCGCCGATCACAACTAGTAGCGCGTCGAAGATCTTGCGGACAAAGGCCTCTGAGCCGTCGTTCTTGGTCACGTAAAGGCGGACGTTGCAGGTGCGTCCGTCGTCCGACTTGAACACAAAGTCGAGGTACTGAGCGCCGCTAGCGCCCGCACCGACGGAAGCCTGTCGAATCGTGCCCGTGTAGGCACCCGTCTGGGTGATGCTCGTGCCGCCGTCCAAGGTGGCGGCATTGGTGTCGTTGCGGTCAAAGTGCATGATGAGTGACATTTTTATCTATTCCTTTTTTTCTGAGTTAGTAAGGGATATCTTCGGGTTCGAAGCTCTGGGATTTGACGGCTCCTCGCGCAGGAGTGCGGGGCGCAGGCGGTTCGGGGGGCATGCCGGGGACGTTACCATCCGTATCGTCCTCTGCGCTGATGCCGAGGAAGCTTGCGAGGCTGTAGCGGCAGGCGTAGGTGCGCGCACTGCCGAAGGCCTGAGCGCGGTTGCCGCGGCCTTGCTCGACGGGCATATAGATCTCCGCGGATTCGAGCCGTTCGCCGCTTTCGTGCACGACGATCGTCTTGACGCCGACGCTCGTCTCTGCGCTCGTGCGGATGCACCGCACGTCTTGGGAAAGAAAAAGCCCGTTGGAGTTCAGGGCAGGCTTTACGCCTGCGAGGATGTCGTCGAGCGTGGCGTAGTGGAAAAGCTTCCCTTGATAGCTCATCGAGCCGCTCTTTTTAATCGTCGTGAATGCCGCCTGCGCTTTGCAAAGGGCGGCGTAAATCTTGCCCGTCGCAGTGGGGGCGGGCGGAAGTTCGGTTTTAAGATCTGCTTCTTGCATCGTGATATCCTTTGAGTGCTCCGGAAGATGGCGGGAATCCACGTCCGGAGCGGTCACTTTTGAGATCAGAATGGAATGGCGTCGGAGTCTTCTTCGACGCCTTTTTCTTGTGTGTGCTCGGTCACATCCTCGGGTAGATCGGGGATATTCAGGGCACATGCGCGACTGTCGAGGTAGTCGATGTAGTCGCAATACTCCTCCCACGTCATGCCGTCAAGCATAGAAGATCCTCCAGATGGTGAGCGCCGCCGATCCTGCGAAGGCAAGCGCGCTGATGGTGATGAGCGCGGCGTGCTTGCGAAGGAACTCGCGCCGAGCCTGAGATCGGTAGACCTTTTTCATGCGCTGGCGGTGCGCCTGCATTGCGGGGTCAAAGTAGCATTCCCTCATTTTCCGCAGTCCTCGGGGAAAAGTTCTTGGTACAGCTCGAGCACGGCGTCACGCTTTTGCACGAGCGCGTCATCGAGCTTTATGAGTTCTTCTTTTGCTTTCTCTTTCTGGCCTTTCTCGACGAGAGAGACAGCCTTCTTCAGAGCGGCCTTTTCGCCGATTGCCCACTTGCACCTGATGAGCAGGATTGCCAATCTTGTGAACATTTTTTTCCTCCTAGTAGCAGGGCATGCGCATGAGCACAGCCATCATCCATAAAAAAACCGCGAAAAAGGCGGTCATCGACAGCGGCGTGTCGCCGTGTCGGTCTGGCGTCGTGAGCCAGTCAATCCACTTTCGCATGCTTTGCCTCCCTCACCTCGAGCACGAACCGCGTGAGGTACTTCACGAACTCCTCGGCGTCGTCGCGCGAGGCGCTCAAGTTCACGTAGGCGTTGCGGTAATCCACTGTCAGGCCGCCGTAGAAATCCCAAGAAATCGGCGTGTAAGCCAGATCCGCCTTGACGCCGCGCGGGTCAATCTCGCGCCGGATCTGCAAGATGCTGTCCTCGATCCTATCGAGCGGGATGTCCATGACGGCCGCGTAGATGCCGCCGCGTCGCGCAAAGCACACTTCGATGGATTGCCCGTCGAGGGTGCGCAGATGCAGGCGCTTCTCTCCGTCGATGCAGAAAGGATCGTCTTGCCAATCGACTACAACTTTTTTCATCTCAAGTCTCCGTCAGTCCCAGCGCATAGCCCGCTGTTCTTCTTCGAGCTCGAGCGCGTCGTTTAGGTCGTCGACCACTCTCTGGCGCAAATCGCGCGCCTCTTTCTTTGCGCCAAAGCTCTCTTCGAGCGTCTCAGCGATCCAGTCCATCAGGCAGACCATGACCTCGGTCGCTCCTGCGTGCTTTTCAGCGTACTCGGTCGCCATGTACTCGAACTCCGCGGCGATTTCCGCCCAGATCGGACGTGCCTTTTCGCAGTCTCGTCTCGTGTACTGGTCACTGAAGTGCTCGAGCAAAATCCTTCTATCTTTCATTCCTCGTCCTCCATTGTGGTGTTCTCCTTTTTAAAAGACCCACAGATACGCCCGCCGAAGCAGGCGCATCGATTGGCCCTTTTTCAGTCGGCCTGCCGTCGCACCCAGATGGGGTCTATACGCTTATGGGCTCAGCGCCCCGGCAGGAGTCCGATACGCTCCTCGCGTCCCGGTCTGGCTTCCGATTTACCCCTCGGTGGCATGGGGGAAGAACTTTCGTGGAGCTCTGCTTGCCTTTTGGTCAATCCGTTGCTCCACCGATTGATCGAATAGTAGCAACTGTTTTCGTGAATGTCAACAAAAGCTAAACGCATCGATGTTGACAAATATCAACCCGTGTCAACTTCGCAATAAAAGCCGAACGGCGGCCGCTTGAGCTAGGTCTGCCTGCGTCATGCCTTTTTTCGCCATGAACTCGTCGATCTTGTCGTGCATTGCTGTCTTCTTCCTTCCCTCTCCCCCAGAGGGGCAACAGGAAGAAAATTTCTCACGCATCGCAATTTAGTATTTGTCGCCTATTTGTGCTATCATGAAGTAGCATTAATTCAGTGAGTGCAACCATGAAAAAGGCAACCATAAACCCCATCGATGCGGCTCTTGCCGCCACCGGAGGTACGCAGGCGCAACTCGCCCGCGCCATCGGTGTAACCCCCGCCGTAGTTACGGCATGGAAGGCGCGCGGCTACGTCACGCAAAAGCACCTGAGAAAAGCGTGTGAAGTGACGGGGCTCCCCGCGAGCATTCTGAATCCCTTCATTCCCGCACCGCTCGAAGTTCCCCAGAGCAAAGCGGTCGCTCACTAGGTTCGGCCGAAGGGGGCGCATATGCCTTTCGAAAATTTCACTGATCAGAGAGCCATCTTGCGCAGACGAGATCTGTCGCCGACAGAAAAGCTCGTCGCTCTTGTGGCGCTGTCCTTTCGCAATGCCTCTTCAGGGCGTTGCGATCCTCCCGTAGAGTCAGACGATCCAAGCGCCGACACGATCTGCGGTCTGTCGAGTTTCTCGCGGCCGTGCGTCAGCAAGGCGCTTGCGTCGCTGGAGGCCAAGGGCGTCATTAAAAGAACGGCCAGAAGCGCGCGCCCCGCTCAGATCGTCTTCACTCTTAAAGCCCGTAACGACGTTACCCGTAACGAGGTTACCCGTAACGACGTTACCCCCTACCCGAAACGTGGTTACGGGTTACCCGTAACGACGTTACCCCTAACAGATAAGTACAGAGAAGAACAGATAATTTCTGTCGCGCCCGCGTGCGCGTGCGCTCACGACGAGAGAGCTGAGCCTGACGATTCGGCTATGTGCCCGACGCTCGATGACATCCCTGCGGACGTCTTCGGTCTCGATCCCGATATCAGCGATCCGCCTGCGCAGGCTCCCGTGGTCGATAAGGAGAAAAAGCCAAAGCAAGCGAAAGAGACTCGCGGCAAGCGACTCGACGTTGACACGCTTCCCGAAGCGTGGGCGCAAGTTGCCAAGCAGATTCAGCCGGAAGTCGACCCCTTTAAGGTCTTCGAGGACTTTAAAGACTACTGGACGGCCAGAGCGGGCGAAGGCGCGCGCAAGGTCGACTGGGTGGCGACGTGGCGAAACTGGCTCCGGAGGATGCGGCCTGATGACGTGCGACGGTACTCCCGCTTTGTGCCCCAGACAAAAGAAGCCAACTTCAAGTCCGAAAAGTCTTGGGCGCAGTTTCAGGCCGAGCGCCTCCGCAAAGAGGCAGAGGGCGAAAAGATTTTCACGAGGCTGATCTCATGATTTTCGATTCCAAGAACTTGCCCGCCAAGCCCGAGCACTTCGCATACGTGCGCTTTGTCTTCGGCGATAGCGCAAACCACGAGCACGAGATCAGCTACCCGCTTGCAGGCGAAACGCTTACCGTCATCGTTGAAGACACCGACAGGCTTCAGGAAATCGACTTGGCTTACTGCCGCTGTCGCGTAGTCTGGTTCTACGTGCCCACTGCCGACTGGCGACGCGCCACCGTGCTCTGGAACGAACTTCTCAAGCTCGAGCATCAGCCCGCGGCCATCTATATCGACTCGTCCAAAGGACTTTTTATGTACCTGCCCGCACAGAAGAAAGGAGTGCATTTCAATGAGCACCAATGACCTGATCGAACGCATCGAGCCCGCAAGACGGGAAGAGTACACCGAGGCCTACGAAAACCTCGACCCCTTTTTCCTCGTGCGCAAGCCGATGTCTTTCGAGGACGACGTTCTTTGCATCGTCGAGGGGCGACGAGACGGCACGCCTTGCCCCCTTATCCCCAAACTCGGCCTGCGCCCGGGTGAGCTCACCATCTGGGGCGGAATTAATGGACACGGAAAAGCCCTTGACTTGCGCACCCCGATTCCGACTACAGAGGGGTGGAAGACGATGGGCGAAGTCCACCCCGGCGATTACGTCTTTGACGAAAACGGCAAGCCTTGCCGAGTGGTGGCCGAAACCGAAATCCAGTACAATCGCCCTTGCTTCCTCGTCACCTTCAGCGACGGGACTGAAATCGTGGCGGATGCCGAGCATGAGTGGCTGACCGATGACTACAAATCCCGAAGAAGCCGTTCAAGCGCCAAGCACAATGGCCGTCTCGAGTCAAGGCCTGTGAAAAAGTTCGGGACAGATCAGACCCACAAGCGCTCCTTTGCCGCCATCCGCACGACTCGTGAAATCGCAGGAACCCTGCTCTTTAACAACGCCTACCAGAAAAACAAGAAAAATCACTCGATCACGGTTTGTCAGCCGATAGAATACCCTGAGCAATCTTTGCCGATTCCGCCCTATACGCTTGGCGCTTGGCTGGGAGACGGGACTAGCGATTGCGGTGCAATCACCACTCCCGATCAGCACGTTTTGGACAGAATTCGCGCCGATGGCTTCGAGATCACGGAGCGCAAAGCAAAGCTTAACCACGGGATTCTCGGCTTGCACGTCCTTTTGCGTGAGAACGGCCTGCTTAAAAGCAAACATGTCCCCGCCATTTACCTGAAATCGTCGATTCAACAGCGTTTGGCGCTTTTGCAAGGTCTCATGGACTCGGACGGGTATTGCAGTCAGCACACCTGCGAGTTCTGCTCGACGAATCGGAAACTGGCGGAGGCTGTGTGCGAACTTGCCACCTCTCTGGGGTGCATCGTGCACCTGATCGAAGGCAGGGCAAGGCTCTACGGCAAGGATTGCGGCGAGAAATTCCGAGTGACTTTCACGACCGCTTTTGAGGTTTTCAGCTTGCCGCGTAAGAAAGAGCGTCTTCCAAAAGAAGTCGCATTCCGCGCCAAGGAGCGCTTCATCGTCAAGTGCGAGCGATGTGAGTCGGTTCCTGTCAAGTGCATTCAGGTGGATTCGCCGTCGCATCTGTACTTGGCATCGAAATCGTGTGTGCCCACTCACAACTCCCTGCTCACGGGACAGATCGCCTTGACGCTTGCCTCCAAAGGCATCAAGCCCTGCATCGTGTCTCTGGAAATGCCACCGAGCAGAACGCTCGTTCGCATGTGTGGGCAGTGGATCGGGCACTACCCGAGCGGTGCTCAGGATGTGCCCGCGGCGCAAAAGTTCTTGCGCGAGTTTCAGGAGCGCATGCTCTTTTTCGACTACGTTGGCAGGGTCGACTTGAAGGTGCTCTTCGGAGCCATCACGATCGCCGCACAGCAACGGGGTTGCCGTCACATCCTGATCGACAACCTGATGTCGTGCGTCGATGGCGAGGACGACTACAACGCCCAGAAGGACTTCGTGCAGACGCTCTGCCAGCTTGCAAAGCAACTGAGTGTTCACATCCACCTTGTCCACCACGTCCGAAAGGGGAAGGACGAGCTCGAGGAGATCGGCAAGTTTTCTTTCCGAGGTTCAGGTGCCATCACCGATTCGGCCGACAACGTCGTCACCATCCAGCGAAACAAAAAAAAGGAGTTGCGCCGTGAAAAAAACGAGTTGTCGCTCGTCGAGGATTACGAAGAGGCCGACACCATCGTGACTGTGTGCAAACAGCGAAACGGCCGCTGGGAGGGGAGAACGTGCCTCTGGCTCGATCCCGAGTCCGGTGCTTACTGCGTCGATGGTGACAGAAAGACGCAATGGGGCAGTTTTTAAATCTTTAGGAAAGGGAAAAGTGAAGAGCAAAGAAGATCAGGCCTACGACGAAGGCCGTAAGGCCGCTCTCGCGGGGCACTCTCTTACGAAGTACCGCACGCTTTACAGGCGCAACGCCGAGCTCTGGACACGCTTTCAACTCGGTTACCTCGATACCGTCCGAGATATGCGCCGCGCTCAGGCGCAAAAGGAGGCCAAGCGTGGGTAGGTCGCATCCTCACGACTCTCTGGGGAGTCTCGACGCAAGCCTCTTGCCGCAGACGGTTTCGGATAAAAATTCTTTCAGAGGAGGCAAAATGGCAGAAGCGACTACTGAGCCGATCGTCAAGTTTTTTGTGCGCGGGATCCCAAAAGGCAAGGCGCGCCCTCGCGTGACACGGACTGGGCACGCTTACACGCCTGCGGCAACCGTCGCATGGGAAAAGCAGATAAAGCTGGCCGCCGTCCACGCAATGGGAAGCACTCCTATGCCTGACGGATACTTTGTCATGCGGCTGACTTTCTGCTTTACTCCGCCAAAGTCATACGCGAAAAAGCGCCGCGACTCGCTCTTGAGCGATGGCAGTCCGATGCCGCACAAGCCGGACATTGACAATCTCGTAAAGTCGGTTCTCGACGCTTGCAATGGGATCACCTATCGCGATGACGCGGCAGTAGTTGAGGTCTATGCGAAAAAGCGGTATGGTACCGAAGATGGCGTCATGGTCACAATCGAAAGGCTGATTTTTGACGGAGATTGAGATGGAAAAACCAAAGAAGAAAACAGGCAGACCAACCGGATACTCTGTCGAGCGTGGCGAGAAAATCTGCGAGCTGATCGCTCAGGGCAAATCAGAGGCTGAAATCTCCAAAATGGACGGAATGCCTTCGGTTTGCACAATGTGGAATTGGAAGTGCAAATACCCAGAGTTCCTCAGCTTGTCCGCGCGCGCGCGCGCAAGATCGGCGGCGCTTTTCCGAGAAAAGGCGCTGAAAATCGCCGAGGAAATGAACAATTTTGCGGACGAGGTTCAATCGTCTCATCGTCGTGCAGTGGAAAATGACGAAAACAAACCGCAGTACGATGACAACGGAAACAAGATCAAAACTCCGAAACTCGACATTCCGCAGGGGTGGGTCGAAGCAAAAAAGATTGCGATTCAGGAGTTGAATCGAGAGGCCGGTATCCGCGATGATGCTAACTACGGCGAACGACGCAAGGTCGCCGTTACTGGAGCCGACGGCGGCGCGGTGAAAATCGAGCAGACCATCGAGCTGACGACGGCGCAAAAATTGGTTTTGGACAAGGTTCTCGATGAGGAGTATTGACGATGATGAAGGCAACATCGTCTTAACGAAAGAGGCGGCAAAAGAAGCAAAGGACAGTTTTGCCGAGTTTCAAAAGTCGATGGAAAAGCAGGAAGAAGAGTACGACACCATCGTCACAAACATGGTAAAGCAGTCGAAGAAGTCACGATAACGATAAATTGAGCGCAACAACCCTCTGTGTCACGAGGGTTGTTTTTCTTTATGAAGATCAGCGAACAACAGTTTTTGGATCACGTGCGCAAGCGGTGCGAGGACGATTTCGAGTTCTTTGTGCGGTACTTTTTCAAGACATCAACCGGGCAAAAATTCAGAATCGCGGATTTTCACCGTCAAATTTTTTCGATTCTGACAGACGTTTGGAACGGAAAGAAAACGCACATCATTATCAACATCCCTCCGCGTCACGGGAAAACCCTGATTGCCATCAAGATGTTTTCGGCGTGGTGCTTTGCGAAGAATCCGACTTGCGAATTTATTCATCTTTCGTACTCGGACGAACTTGCGCTTGACAACTCAAATTCAATCAAAGAGCTTGTTTCGTCAAAGGAGTTTCAGCAACTTTGGCCGACAGAGTTGAAAAAAGAATCGGATCGGGCATGGAAAACAGCGGCAGGCGGAGCGTTCTTTGCGCGTTCGGCAGGCGGCCAGGTGACCGGTTACGGTGCGGGTAAGGTAAATGACTTCACAGACGGGCACGGATTTGGTGGTGGAATTTTGCTTGACGATTTGCTCAAGCCAGATGATGCCAATTCGGACGTGAGGCGAGAGGCTATCAATCGTCGCTGGGACGAAACGATTAAGAGTCGTTTCAACTCGACAAGGACTCCGTGCATCCTCATTATGCAAAGAATCCATGAGGATGATTTTTGCGCGATGCTGATGCGCGATAAGGAATATCATTTCGAGCGCATCATTTTGCCTGCCTTGCTCAATGAGGGAACGGATCACGAGGAATCTCTTTGGCCTGACAAGTACACGGTCGAGCAATTGCACGCCATGCGCGACAAAAATGGATACATGTTCGCTGCCCAGATGCAACAAAACCCGAGGCCGCTGGGCGGCGGAATCATAAAGAGCGCGTGGTTTGGCTTTTACGACGTGCTACCGAAGATCAAGTACCGAGCAATCTTCGTTGATACGGCTCAGAAGGAAAAGGAGTCGAACGACTATCAAGTTGCGTCGTTGTGGGGTCTTGGAGAAGACGGGAATCTGTACCTCATCGACATGATGCGCGACAAGTTCCAAGCGTATGAGCTCGAAGTTAGAATCCCTGCATTTTGGAACAAGGCCAAGGCCGACCGATCGTCTCCGTTGCGTTTCATGGGCGTCGAGGACAAGGCATCCGGCACGCAACTCATCCAAAGCATCCGGCACAAGATCAGACCCGCGATTCCGCTGAAGGAAATTGAGCGCTCTCGCTCGAAGCTTGAGCGCGTCATGGACGTGCAGGGATATATCGAATCTGGCTACATCCGACTGCCTCGAAGTGCGCCTTTCTTGAGTGATTTCCTCGTAGAGTGCGAGGCGTTCACGGCAAACGACACCCATCCGCACGACGACCAGATCGACACTATGTGTGATGCAATTACAATGATGCTGGCAAAGAAACACGCTCTTTATAGCGACGTGGAATGGTGAGGAAAATGGGAAATAAAAAAACGACCCCCTTGGCCGACGGCTTGATCAATCGACTCACGGGGCAGGGCACGGATCGCTCAAAGCGCGGTCACTTCGTCTGGAGCTACGAGAACATTAACAATTTTCAAGCCTACGAGGCGGCCTATCAGACGTCTTGGATCGCCCGTCGCATTTGCGATGCCGTGGCGGCGGACATGACAAAAATGTGGCGCGAGATTAAAAGCGACAGGGCTGATGAAATCCGCTCTGAAGAAGATCGGCTGATGGTTCCCGCCAAGTTCAGTGAGGCCGTGCGCTACGCTCGTCTGTATGGTGGAGCGGCGATCATCCCGATCACCAACCAAGATCTACGGCAACCGCTCGACGTCCGAAAGATTAAAAAGGGCGACTTGAAGCGTCTTTTGGTGCTGGATCGTTGGTACGTGACTGGTGCCGACATCAACGTGATGGACGTTTTGGATGAAGATTTCAATTTGCCGTCCGAGTACTACGTAAATAACTCCCGCGCCGTCACCGTCCACAAATCCCATGTAATCCGAGTCATAGGCGAGCCGTTGCCGATTCGTCTTGCCTTCCAAGCGCAGGGGTGGGGCGATTCGTCTTTGCGCCAAGCGATGGAAACCGTCGAGGATTTCCTGTCGTCCATCGGCGGGGTTGCAGAATCCTTGCAAGAGTTCAATGTCGACACGATCCGAAAAGACGGCCTGATGGACGAAATCGGCACGGATCAGGAAGACAGAATCCTCGCGCGATTCCGTGCTTGGGGGATGATGAAGTCAATCTTTCGTGTTTCCCTGCTCGACGGAAACGAGCAGTTCGAAAGAAATCAGCTCACCTACTCGGGCGTGGCCGACATGATCGAGCTGATGATGAAGATGGTTTCTGGCGCTTCAAACATTCCGATGACGAAACTCTTTGGCGATTCTGCAAAGGGGTTGAATGCGACGGGAGAAGGCGACGAAAAGACTTACTTCGATTATATTTCCGCCCAGCAGGCCGCAAAGCTCGATCCCGCACTTCGCAAACTGGATGAAATTCTCGTGCGCTCAGCGATCGGAGATTTTCCGAACGACTTCAATTACTCTTGGAATCCTCTCTCGATCCCGAGCGAAAACGAGATTGCCACAGCCAATAAGGTGCAGGCCGACGCCGACATTGCGTACCTTGAAGCAAACGTCATCACGGTGTCGCAGATTCAGCGCAACTTGCAGTCCAAGGAAAAGTACCAGTTTGACCCGGCACGCATCGATGAGCTTGAAAGGCTTGAAAACGAAATCTCGATGGAGGAATTGCTGAATGAAGAAAATTCGGGCAACGCGGGCGCAAGCGAAGGCATTGGCGAGCCTGCGCAAGCGTATGCTGACAAGGGCGTTCCCGCAAAGAATCGAAGTGAAGTACAGGAGAAACCTTTATCAGGTTCTTGACGGAATCACGAAAGCCACGCTTGACGCAATCCACACTCCGCTGAAAACCGATTACATTGCCGACGCCGTGGGCGACTACCTTGGGCGCATCCTGTCCGAACTGCTTGAGCGATTCACGGGCATCGGGTTTCAGCGCATTGCCGACACCATCGCCCGCGAGTTTGTCGACGATTCCCTAAAGTTCTCCGACGGCGTTTTTTCGCACGATTCGGCAAAGGCCGTCGGCATCAGCGCATACAGCACTCCCGCGCTTCGGCAGGTCATCAGTCTTGCGACGGAGCAAAACGCGCAGTTGATCCGAAGTCTTGCGTCTCAGCACATCAACGCTCTTGCGGGCATCGTTTACGAAAATGTCATGGCGGGCAATCGTCCAAGCGTGATTGAATCGGCGATTCGATCTTATGGCGCTACCGAGGGGCGCGCGAGAGTGATCGCACGAGATCAGACGGCAAAGGTGCTCAGCACTATCAGCAAAGCACGGCAACTGGATGCGGGGTTCAAGTTCTTCAAGTGGGACACCTCGCACGATGAGCGCGTTCGTCCTTCGCATCGAGAGGCACAGGATAGGGTAACGAAGTACGGTGTCGGCGTTTACAGGTGGGACGAATTGCCGACCGTTGACGGCGTGAAGGCAAGCCCCGGCCTGGGTAGCGTGAATTGCAGGTGCGTGGCATTACCAGTGCTTGAAAGCGAGGTTGAAGAGTTTCAGAGGAGCAAAAGAAAATGAATGAGATTGAAATCACAGACAGGGCGAGCGACTTCCTTGGAGGCTCGACTCGTCAGACTTTGGAAAACGGATTTTTGAAAGTGAAGGGGCGCGTTGCGCGTTCTGGAATTCAGAGTTATTACCGTTGTGAATTGGGATTGAAGGACGAGCCGTTTAAGCGCATTCGTCTTTATCGTCCGCCTGAAGTAGTTTTGTCGGACGAAGTTTGCAAGATGTTCGATGGCGTTGACGTTACGAATGAGCATCCGAAAGAGTTCATCGACAAAACGAACTATCGCAAATTGACTGCGGGCGTAGTTCTTGGAAACGCGCAAAAGGACGAAGAAAGCCCGAATTTCATCGTCTGCGATATGCTCATCAAGGACGCCGATACCATCAAAGCAATTGAAGCAGGTAAAATCCAGCTGTCGGTGGGCTATCGAAATACCATTGATTTCACTGACGGCGTGACGCCTGAAGGTGAAAAGTACGACGCGAGGGTGGATAAAATCACGCTCGTGAATCACGTCGCACTTGTGCCGCGCGCGAGAGCTGGCATTGAGGCGCGTCTTTTCGATTCTTTCGGAGGAAAAATGAAAAATCTCAAAATCGGCGACGCCGAGTTCGAGCTGAACGACGAGGTGGCCTCCGCCATTGAGTCGCGAATCGATGAGCTCGAAGCGCGCGCCAAGACCGCCGAAGAGGCGGTTAGCATGAAGGACGGTGAAATCGGCGAACTCACCGCCAAGGTCTCGGGACTTGAAAAGAGTCTCGAAGACACCAAGGCAAAGATCATGACTGACGAAGACATCAGGGAAGTCGTCAAGCAGACCGCTTCGCTGATGGAAGATGCCCGAAAGATTGCGGGCGAAACTTTTGTGTGCGACTCTTTCGACCCGCTCGAGATTAAGAAGGCGGCGATCAAGGCCGCGTACCCTGACGTAGCTCTCGACGACAAGGCCGATGACTTCGTTAGCGGCTTCTTTGCGCACGCGGTCAGCACCGCTGGCGTCGGCATGAATGACTCGCAGAAGAAGCTCAGCCAAGCTATGGCGGACGGTGACGACGAAAAGAAGGAAGATCGCCAAGACGCCTACCAGAAGCACATGCAAAAGATTGCTGACGCTTGGAAGGGCAAGTGATTTTTTAAAAAGGGGTAAAAAATGGCAATTACCAAGAAAGTGGCGCTCGTCCACGACAAGGCTTACTCGGGCATGGTGGCTGATCTTCAGCTTGCCAACCGAGTTTCTCGCTTGAATTCGACTTCCGAGGTGATTCCGTTCGGCACGGCCGTGCAGGCTGACACCGACGCGGGCTCTATGAAGCCCATCGCGACTGGTGGCACCGCGATCGGCGTTCTCGTGCGCGAGCTCGTCGATGTGACGAACCCCGGCAGTGAGCAGGGTGTGAACGTCGGCAAGACTGGCACCGTTCTGACCGACGGCGTGATTTGGGTCAAGGCTCATGAAGCCGTCACCGCGGGCGGTGATGTCTTCGCGGGCGTCGGCGCGACTGTGAAGGGGTATTTCTGCGCGGCCGCTGGCACGTCAGACACTGAGGCGGTTCAGATCGTCGGCGCAAAGTACCTTGACGCCGCCACTGCTAAGGACGATCTGGTGCGAATCAAGATCACGATTGGGGGTTAATCTAAAATGAAGAAGAACATCATTTCCGTCGCTGTGTCGGACGCCATGGCTGAGCGCTTCGGCCTTGCCAGTGCAAACGTGAGCTACAACGCCGCCATGAGCGACGGCGATAGCGGCGTGGCTTTCATGATCTCTCAGCTTGCTTACATCGAGCCGAAGCTGTATGAAACGCCGTACGCCGACATTTTCTTTGAAAATCTCGTCCCGATCGACACCGCCATTCCCGAATGGACGGAAACCGTCAATTACCGCTCCTACGACGGCGTGACGATGGGTAAGTTTATCGGCGCTTCCGCTGACGATCTGCCGTCCGTCGCCATGTCGGCTGAAATCCATACGGTTCAGCTTGGCTATGCGGGCATGAGCGTTCAGTACAGTCTCGACGAACTGCGCAAGTCTACTGCCATGAACCTGCCGATCGATCAGACGCAGATGCGCTTTGCCTATCGCGGCGCGAAGGAGCATCAGCAGAAGATCGTTTTCTTCGGCGATGCCAAGCGCAAGATGTACGGCCTCTTTAATCACCCGAACGTCACCAAGACGAACTCGGCTGTCGACTGGAATACCGCCAGCGCTCAGGAAATTCTGGACGATATCAACAAGTTCCTCGGCGACATCTGGGAAGACACGAATCAGCGCTTCATGCCGAACACCCTGCTACTCGACACCAAGCGCTATCGCCTTATCGCGAATAAGCCCTACGGCGTTTCTGCCGACGGCACGCAGGTTGGCTTTACGACTGTTCTTGACTTCCTCAAGCAGAAGAATCTCGCGACGATTGAACGAGGCATTCAGCTCGACATTCGTCCGATTCCGTTCCTGCTTGCCGCTCAGCTTACGGCCAATGGCGTGACGGGCAATAAGGATCGCATGGTGGCTTACGAAAAGTCGCCCGACAACCTCGTTGCCTACATGCCGATCGCCCCGCGCTTCATCGCTCCCCAGTATCACAACCTGATGGTCAAGGTGCCGATGGAGTATAAGATCAGCGGCACGGAATTCCGCTACCCGCAGTGCGCGGCCTACTGCGAGTTCGACACGGCCATCTCGTAAGGAGGCATCATGATCGCTGTTCGCAACGTCGGCCTATGCAACGTCAGAATCAATCTCGACACCAATCGCCGGTTCTTGATTCCTGTCGGCGGCGCTGAAAGTGTCGAGCTTCCTGATGACGTGAAGGGGCTGACTTTCTTTCAAGATCGAGTCAATGACGGCTCTTTGGTCATCGAACGCGATGAGCCTGAAAAGAAGCGCGGTCGACCTGCAAAGGAAAAGCCTGCCGAACCCGAAGCGGACGAGTCCGCGCCGGATGAGGCAAAAGCGTAAGGCATAGCCCGAAGCCCTCCGAATTTTCGGGGGGCTTTTTTTAATGGAGAAAAAAATGGACGAAGCTCAAACCCTGCCTGTGCGACACGATTTGTCTGCGGCGGTTGGCGAGAAATGCGAGTTTTGCGTAGAGATCGATGGGGATATTGACCTCGATTTCGCGGTTGCGCACTACACTGTCAAAAAGGACTCCTCTGACGGTGACGTCGTGAAGTCTGGGTGTCTGAATTTCGCTGATCGAAAGGCAGTTTTCGAGTTGTCGAGCGCGGAAACGAAGACAATGGGAGAGGGACTTTTCTACTATGATCTGTGGCTGAAGGACGGCGACGACATGATCCGCCCCGTCGTCTACGGTCAAATCAATCTGGTTAAGCTCCCGGCTGAAGGAGGGTGCAGATGAGTTGCACAACGATTAAAGTGACGGTCGTCGGTAGCCCGTCTGGCGTGCTTTCGATCATGAAAGCCGCAAGCCAAGCCGTGAAGGACGCAGAGAGCGCGCGTGACGAGTCTTTCTTGTCGAGAGACGCGGCAAAAACGAGCGCCAGCGAGTCCTCAGACAGTGCGAGAAAAGCGCAGGCCTCGGCGAGCGACTCTGCACAATCCGCTTTGAAGGCCAAAGAGTCCGAGGGCACCGCGCAAGGCTTTGCCGATGACGCGCAGACGTCTATGGTTGGCGCGAAAGGCGCGATGGCTCAGGCAAAGGTGTACCGAGATCAAGCCAAGCAATTCGCGGGTCAGCGCCTGCCCGTAGACGTGAAGCATGACGGGAAGACGGTTGGCGTCGGCTTGCTGGCTATCGATTTTGTCGGCTCTGGCGTGGACGTGGTTTCCACGGGTGAACAGCAATACAAAGTCACCATCACCGACACGGGTTCTCTGGTCACGTGGGCAAGCCTTTCGGGCAAGCCGTCGACTTTTCCCCCTGCGACGCACCAGCACACGATTGCGCAGGTGACGGGACTGCAAACTGCACTGGATGGCAAACAGCCTAAAGGTAGCTACGCCACGACGGCACAGCTTGGCGCGAAGCTGGACGCGGCGACCTACACCGCCGATAAAGCAAAGTTCGCACGAACCGATCAGCCGAATACTTTCGCTCAAAAGGTGACGCTGAGCGTTGATGGCGCAGACGACACGGATGCCGCAAATGTGCGGACGGTCAAAGCCCTGATTGCCGCACAGGCCGCAAAGCAGACGACCGCCGACGAAAAACTACGCGCCCGCGTGCTCAGCCTAGAAGACGAATCCGCCGCAAAGCTGAACGTCACCGCCAACGATGCCGACAAGACAATCACAGTTAGTCTGATCGAGGGCGGTAAGACAGTTTCAAGCGGGACGGGGCAACGGGGTGAATTTTTCCGGCATG